CAAATAGCAATCGTCCTTCTACCGCTGCCGATTTGAACGAGACTTCTTTGGAAGCCGCCGTTATTCAAATCGCTGCTTGGACAGACGAGCGTGGTCTTTTGATCGCTGCTAAACCCAAGAAGTTGATTGTTCCCCCAGCTCTGCAATTCGTTGCTACTCGTTTGTTGGAAACCAGCCTGCGTGTTGGTACAACTGACAACGATATCAATGCGTTGAAGAACAACGGTTCAATCCCTGAAGGCTACACCATTAACCACTACCTGACCGACACAAACGGCTGGTATTTGACTACTGATGTACCTAACGGTCTGAAGCATTTCATCCGCTCTCCTTTGGAGAACAAGATGGACGGTGACTTCGACACAGGTAACGTTCGTTACAAAGCCCGCGAGCGTTATTCGTTCGGCTGGTCTGATCCATTGGGTACCTTTGGTTCACCCGGTTCAGCCTAATATTTCTTCGGAAATATTTGAAGGGGGGCCTTGTGCCCCCTTTTCTTTTGGTGTATATTGACTTTAATCCGGGCTTTCCGGTGCATCAAACAGTCCCGGCTGACGACATACAGATTGATGCACTTAACTTGTATGTAAGGAAATATCATGGGATTCGCATCACACCTTGGCCCTTGGCTGCTCGGCACTGTTAAAAACACAACCGGCACTACTGCTGGCACGATCCGCAACATGGGCGCAACTGTTGTTACACAGACTGGCCTGACCACTGTTAGCGATACAACTGCTACTACAGAGTTTGTCTTGCCTGCTGGCGCACAAATCATAGAGTTTTTTGTAGACATCACCACCGCTTACGCTGGTACTACAGGTAATACCATCACCATCCAAACCGCCGCCGGTAACTCTTTGGCTACTGTTGGCGGTGCTACCACTACACCTTTGGCTGTTGGCCGCGCAACTGTGACTGTTACAGGCGCACAGATCGGTACATATTTGAACGTTGGCTCAACGGACTTAATTGTCCAAGCGGTTTACGCTTGCGCTGGTACAGCTAGCGGCGGCGCTGCTACGATTACATGCGTGTACGTTGTCCGTGAATCTAACGGCTCAGCTAACCCCAGCCAAGTCTAATTAGTCTAGGGGGCTTCGGCCCCCATTTACAAGGAGATTAATTATGATGCAGACAGACGTTAAAGCCGCGCATGTAGAAGCTACGGGCACTATGGTAAGTTATCGTACTCGGGTTAAAGGCTATCAGTTTTTAGGCGGGGGTACGGCGGGGGATATTATTTTGCGTGATGGCGGCGCATCAGGCACTATTCGCTTGCAATTTAATATTTCTGCAACACCGTTGAATCCGCTATCGTTTACGATTCCCGGAGAGGGCATTTTGTTTTATACAGATGTTCACGTAACTCTTCCAGCATCGGCAAAAATCACGGTGTTCTATGGCTAAGAGTCCAGCATGGCAGAGGAAAGAAGGCAAGAATCCCAAGGGTGGCTTGAATGCCAAGGGACGCGCCTCCGCGAAAAAGCAAGGCATGAACTTGAAACCTCCCCAGCCAGAAGGCGGCTCCCGGCGCGACTCTTTTTGTGCGAGGATGGAAGGGATGAAAAAGAAATTGACATCCCCCAAAACCGCCAAAGACCCAGACTCACGCATAAATAAAAGCCTGCGGGCTTGGAAGTGCTGACATGTCAAGAAATACTCCTTACTACGACGATGGCACTAAAGGCGGTGGCGGTGCTGCCCCTGCTGGCGGTGGTAGTAGAAGCGCTGGTAATGTCAAACGTGAAGTTATAGACACGACTAAAGGGTCTAAAAGTCAGAAAGAAGAGGCAGCGCGCGAAAAAGAACTCGCTGCAGCGCGTCGTGAAGAAGCGTTAAATAACGCTAAGACTGAAGGTAACAAAACAGAATACCCGTATGTAGAGCCGACTAAAAGGAAAAGTGGTGGTACCGTATCTGCATCAAGTCGTGCTGATGGCATAGCCCAGCGGGGTAAGACTAGGGGTACGATGTGCTAGATTTAAACACCGCATGGTCAGCAATCCTTACTCTTGTAATGGGCTTGCTTGGCTACATGATGAACGAAAAGTTTAGGGAGCTTGCTCGTATAAGCATTCTCTTAAACAAAACCCGTGAGGAGGTTGCCCGTGATAACGTTACTCAAGCAGAAGTGGATCGCATTACGAACCACATTGACCAACGCTTTAACAAACTTGAAGCAAAAATTGACCAACTTATTCAAGCGGGGAAATGATGCCAGCAAAAAGTGAAAAACAAAAACAGTTCATGGATGCAGCGGCTCATAACCCAGCGTTTGCAAAGCAGGCTGGCATCCCCGTATCAGTTGCAAAAGAGTTTAGTGGAGCAAGCAAAGGTCTGAAGTTTGGTAAGGGCTCAGATACGTCCCGCCCCGATCTTCAAAAAGTTAACAAACCCAAGACTCTTCATGGGAAGATGTCAATCATGAAAGAAGGTGGTGATACTATGGCTACAAAGAAAATGAATATGGGCGGATATTCCAGCGGCGGCGCTATGCCCATGAAAGACGGTAAACCTGCTTTTATTGGCGACGGTAAAGGCATGGCTAAAGGCGGAAAAACTTTTGACGATGACCGTGAACCCGGCAGTTCTGGCGGCACGAAAGGCGATCGCGTGGGGGCACCCGGAGGTGACGATATGATTGGCTCGTATAAACGTGGCGGCATGGCTAAATCAGACATGAAGCAAGACAAGTCCATGATGCAAAAGGCTGTAAACAAACACGAAGGCCGTTTGCACAAAGGTGCAACTATGACTAAGTTGGCTGGTGGTGGCTCGTTCCGCGCTTCCGCTAATGGTATTGCTACTAAAGGCAAGACCAAAGGCAAAATGATTAAGATGAACATGGGCGGCAAAGCCTGTTAAGGAAACATCATGCCAATGACACCAGCAGCAGCTAAAAAATACAAGCCTAGGCGCACGCCTGAGTCCCAAAACGAAGTTATCTATCCTGAAACCCGTGCAAAGATGGAAGCGGCCAAGGCTGATGTTGCCGACGCTAAAGCTTCAGCCGAGGCTGGTGCGGAGTACGATAAGGCTACTACCGTAGGTAAAAAGAACGGTGGGTATGTTCGCGCAGCGGATGGCTGCTGCTCAAAAGGTAAGACTCGCGGAAAGATGGTGTAACTATGATGGCATCCCGAGGAATGGGCGACATAATGTCCAGCAAAATGCCCAAGGGCAAGCGCAAGGCTCGTCGGGATAACACTGACTTTACACAGTATGCTGAAGGCGGCAAAGTAAATGCGGCTGGCAACTACACTAAACCCGGTCTGCGCAAGCGGATTGTGTCTCAAGTAAAAGCCGCAGCTACACAAGGTACGGGTGCAGGACAATGGTCAGCACGAAAAGCTCAGCTTGTTGCTAAGAAGTACAAAGCTTCTGGTGGGGGGTATAGAGATTGAAAGCTCCGCAAAAGTCTCTCAAAGACTGGGGCGACCAGAAATGGCGCACTAAGTCTGGCAAACCGTCGAGCAAGACGGGAGAGAGATACTTGCCTGAAGCAGCTATTAAGTCTTTGTCACCATCAGAATATGCCGCTACTACACGTGCAAAGCGTGCTGGCAAGAAAGCCGGAAAGCAGTTTGTAGCGCAACCAAAAACTATCGCAAAGAAAACGGCGGGATTTAGATAATGGCAACCACTTCTGGCGCATCCGGTTTTAATCTCCAACTCGACGAATTGGTCGAGGAGGCGTTTGAACGCGCCGGTGGTGAGCTGCGCACTGGTTATGATTTGCGTACTGCCCGCCGCAGTTTGAACATTATGTTTGCGGATTGGGCCAATCGTGGTATCAATATGTGGACTATAGAGCAGGGCGAAATTACTCTTGTTCAGGGTCAGAACACGTACGCCCTACCAGACGATACAGTAGATTTGATTGAGCATGTTATCCGTACGCAAGCTAACGCAGCTAATACACAGGCCGATTTAACAATCACACGTATTAGTGTTTCCACGTACGCTACGATCCCCAACAAGATTCAACAAGCCAGACCAATCCAAGTCTGGATTCAGCGTTTCAACGGCCAAAATTCTCCCGTTGCAGCTACGTTAACTACAACCATTACGGCTACTAGTACAACTGTTGTGCTAAACGATGTTACGGGTTTACCCGCAACTGGGTTTATTAAGATTGATGACGAGATCATTAACTACGGCTACATCACACAAAATACAAACGCCAAGTCTGGCACATTGTTTAACTGCTCCCGTGGCCAGCAAGATACGATTGCAGTGGGGCATACCGCCGCAGTTGCTGTGTACTGGGCGCAGGTTCCAGCTATTACAGTTTGGCCGACTCCTGATGGGTCGCAGACGTACACATTTGTTTACTGGCGTTTACGCCGCACGCAAGATGCGGGTGGTGGTGTTAACGTGATGGACGTGCCGTTTAGATTTATCCCCTGTTTGGCTGCTGGCCTTGCATACTATCTGGCGTTAAAGATTGTTGGTGGTGCTGAGCGCCTGCCTGTGTTGAAGCAGCAATACGATGAGGCTTGGGAGTTGGCTGCAACGGAAGACCGAGAGAAAGCGGCTATTCGCTTTGTACCTCGACAACAGTTTATTGGCGGAGGCACCTAATGGGTAACCGGTTTGCTTCCGGTAAAAACAGTATCGCCATGTGCGATCGCTGTGGCCAACAGTATAAATTAAAGCTGCTTCGTAAAGAGGTTATAAAGACTAAGACTTACAATCTGCTTGTCTGCCCAGAGTGCTGGGATCCGGATCAGCCTCAATTGCTGTTGGGTATGTACCCAGTTGATGATCCTCAAGCGGTGCGTAATCCACGTACAGATTCGACTTACATTACGGCGGGCATAAACACTAATGGTAATCCAACTGGCGGGTCACGAGATATTCAGTGGGGTTGGGCACCGGTAGGCGGGGCCAGTAATTTTGATACAGAGTTAACACCAAACTACTTGGTGGCAACGGCATTTGTTGGTACAGTTACGGTAACAGTTACTTAGGAGATTAAAATGGGATTCAAGAAAGCAGCAGACGGCGTCGCTAAAAAAGGTAAGACAGATGTTCAAATCTTTCCTAACAGCGGCCCCACAGCACCAAACCCCAGAGGCGGTAAGAAGTCTTCTGGTGTGACCAGCGAAGCGATGATGAAAGTTGGTCGCAATATGGCCCGCGTAAACAACCAAACTAAAGGTTAATCATGGCTAAATTTAGTAAAAAAGTTATGGGCAAAGAAGTTGGTGACGCCGCCACTTATGCTGCACCGCACGATATGAGTGGCAAAGCTGTGAAAATGTCAACTAACCCCGGCAAAGATTCCAGCATTAGTAGCCTTAGCACCATGAAAATGAGTGTTGGTAACTACAACAACGGCCAGAATGAAACTAAAACTTCAGGCATTAAAGTTCGCGGCACAGGTGCAGCGACTAAAGGTCTGATGGCACGAGGCCCGATGGCATGAATTACGCCGCACTCAGCGCTAATATTCAAGCGTACACGGAGAATACCGAAGCAAATTTTGTTGCTGAGATACCCGTGTTCGTTCAGCAGGCTGAGCAGCGTATTTACAACACGGTTCAATTTCCGTCTATTCGTAAGAATGTGACGGGTGTAATGTCTACGAACAACAAGTATCTTGCTTGCCCCACTGATTTTTTAGCTGTGTATTCAATGGCAGTTATTAAAGCGGATGGCACGTACGAGTATCTGCTAAACAAAGACGTTAACTTTATTCGCCAAGCGTACCCGTTGCCGACAGATACCGATACTCCAAGGTACTACGCCTTGTTTGGCCCACAGTCTACAAATGCGGCAGAGCTGTCGTTCATCCTTGGCCCAACGCCTAACGCAAACTACAACGTTGAGTTGCACTATTATTTCTACCCAGAGTCCATTGTGACTGCGGGTACAACTTGGCTTGGTGATAACTTTGACTCTGTACTTTTGTACGGCTCGTTGGTTGAGGCTTACACCTACATGAAGGGTGAGCCAGACATGATGGCGCTCTACAACGGCAAATATCAAGAAGCACTTGCGTTGGCTAAACGTCTGGGCGATGGTATGGAGCGTCAAGACGCTTATCGTTCTGGTCAGTATAGACAGGCGGTGACCTGATGGCTATTGTTCAGACTCAGACCACATCGTTTAAGGCGCAGTTGTATCAAGGTATTCATGACCTGACAACCGACGTAATTAAGATTGCTTTGTATACGGCTTCTGCTGATTTAAATGAGAACACGACTGTGTATAGTTCAATCAATGAGGTGCCAGCAACAGGCACATACGCGCTTGGTGGGGCACAGTTAACACCCATCACGGTGTCGTCTTCAGGGTACACCGCCTATGTGGGCTTCCCAAACATCTCGTGGACAGGCGCAATCACCGCAAGATGTGCGTTGATTTACAACGTTACGCAAGGCAATAAATCCATAGCTGTGTTGGACTTCGGGTCTGATAAAACGTCAACGACAACTTTCACTATCACAATGCCAGTAAATGGCCCAACCACTTCGTTAATACGTTCTTCTAATTAAGGAGCCTCACATGAGCTTGGACAAAATCACCGCTACCGACCAAGTAGCCGCAATTACAAAATACAACACCACGCCAACAGAACAAATGGCTATCGAGGGTTACTACCACGCCGTTTGCTACAGCGCAGATGGCTTTATCAAGTGGGACGAGCCTATTCAGAACTTGGTGACGACTGTCGGTAAGAACTTGACCTTAGATACTATCCTTGGCAACTCAGCCGCTGGCGCAGTTGTGATGGGTCTAAAGGGTGTAGGTTCTGCTAACGTAGCTGATACACAAGCATCCCACGCAGGCTGGTTAGAGGTGGGTGGCACTAACGCTCCCGCATACTCTGGAAACCGTCCTACACCATCATTTAGTGCGGCTTCTGCTAGTAGCAAGGCTACGTCTTCTGCTGTGTCATTCTCTATGACCAGCACAGGTACAGTGGCGGGCTGCTTCATTAACATCGGCGGTAGTGCAACTAAAGATTCAACCACTGGCACATTGTTCTCTGCTGGTGATTTCTCTAGTTCTAAGGCTGTTGTTAACGGTGACACTATTGCGGTAACGTACACATTAACATTGACTTGATATGGCGTTAGCTTGGGGTGACGGCGCATGGGGTGATAACGCATGGGGCGGGGGAGAAACTTTTCCTGTCAGCGTTACAGAAACCGCCCTACTTGCTGATTCACCTGCGGCTGGGTTGTTGATTGAGGTAAGTATTGAAGAGTCGTTGACTAACGGTACATCTTGGGGTCAAGATGCTTGGGGTTCTGGTTCGTGGAATGGCACAGAAGGCATTCAGGATATTCAGACTGTAGCGCTGACAATGAATGTGGCGGTATCTGAATTGGCGGCTATTGCTGAAGATCAGGCGGCTAACGGGCAGTTTGTGGGTTCTGTTACTGAGACAATGGCTATTGCTGACGCAAATGCGGCGATTACCAGCTACAACGAGAGTGTGACGGAGTCTCAGGCCATAACGGATGTAAACGCCGCGCAGACAAGTTACAACGAGAGCGTGTCAGAGTCAATGAGTATTGTGAGTGTAGAAGAGGCGGTTGCTACATTCTTAGGTAATATATCGGAGTCGATTGCAATAGCAGAAGCACAGGTGGCTGTGCTGATTATGGCCATCAACGAGTCGATGGGTATTGCGGAAGGGACGACTGTAGGTACGTATTACCAAGAATTTTTGACTGAATCTGCGGCAATAACGGATACAAATACTGGCGGTGCAAACTACCAAGTGAGCCGGACGGAAACGATGGCTATAACAGAAACAAATGGTGGACGGTTCTTGTGGGAAATTATTGATGACACACAGGGCGTTACATGGCAAAATATCAGCAATCCGCAAACACCGGGCTGGGGTGCTGTTGATACAACGGAATCGCCCGGTTGGACACAAATTTCTACACAGTAGGAGCAATAGATGGCAAATACATCCCTAATCGGGCTAACCCTCCCGGCCACAGGCACTTTATCTGGTGTTTGGGGTGCTACAGTTAACAACGCCATTTCCGAAATTGTTGACGTTGCCGTTGCCGGTACACAGACAATTACGGTTGATACCGATATTAATTTGGCGGTTACTACAGGCACTAATCTAACTACGGGTCTGACAGCTAATAGCTCTCAGTACGCGGTTCTTCTGTGTACTGGCGCACGTACAGCACTTCGGTTTATCAATACCCCCAAGCAAAGTAAAATTTACGTTGTTATTAACGACACTACAGGTGGCTATGCAGTTACAGTTCGCGGTGGCCCAACATCTCCTACAACAGGTGTAACCGTACCGGCTGGCGGTCGGGCGATTATTGCTTGGGATGGGGGACTTGCTACGCCTGACTTTGTAAGCGTTGGAGGCGGATCGGCTGCTGGCTCTAACACGCAGATTCAGTTTAACAACGCTGGCGCTTTTGGTGCTGCTGCTGGTTTGACATGGGACGGCACAACGCTGACGGCTAATGACATCATTGATTCCTCGTTGACAGCCAGCAAGCCTGTATTTACAAACGGCAGTAAGAACTTGGTGTCTACTGGAACGCTTGGTGTTGACCAAGGCGGTACAGGTTTAACTACTACGACACCATATAGCATTGTGTTTTCTGGTACTACTGCTACTGGGTTGTTTCAAGCTTCGGCGGGCCCCGGCACAGCAACACACGTTTTGACAAGTAATGGCGCAGGCGCGTTACCTACTTTCCAAGCACCGGCAGCTTCTGGCGTATCACAAGCCAAAGCAACTATGATCTCTTTCATCTTTGGCTTCTAAGGAACTAACATGGCAAACCCAAATCTCTTAGCCGCAACCACAGCCGCTGGCACAGTTGCATATCTCACGCCCGGCGGTACAACTGCGCTGGTGTTGATTAGAAACGCTGCCTCCAGCGGTACAGTGTTAAAGATTAACCAAATTGTTGCGGCGAACGTCAACGGCTCTGCGGCTGTAGATACTACGGTATCAATCTACACTAATGGCGGGCAGCTTCCTAACAATGCCCCTAGCGGCGGTACCGCCTATCCAAGTGTGTCTACAGTATCCGTCCCTGCTG